GCCCCGTTCAGGCGCGCATCGACGCGGGCGACGCCCAAGCCGCCGCGGCCCGCGACGAGCGCGCGGCCATCTGGCGCAAGTACCTGCGCCTGGGCGTGCAGATGACGCGCCTGGCGGAGCTGTCGGGCCTCGACCGCACGGCTGTGCGCGACGCCCTGACGATAAGGAGGAAGCGATGACGCTGGTAATAGCCCTGGTGGCGCTCATGATCGCGGTCCCGGCGCTCCTGGTGGTCTCGGCCATCGAGGACAACCGCCACGGGGTGCCGCGGTGAGACGCCGCCGCGACGCTACCGACCTGCGCCTGAAGCGCCTGGCCGCGCTGGAGAGACAGCGCGGGCGTAGACTGCGGGCACTGGCGCGGATGGTCGAAAAGCCTAGACGTCTAGGCAATGTGGAGGCACCGTGCCAGGCCCCATGAGCGCGGAGCAGGTCGTGAACGCCGAGCGGCTGATCTCCTTGCTGACCGCGATCCGTAAAGGGGACGATGACGCGGTTCACGCGACGGTGGAATCACTAGAGGCTGAAGGGGTAGAGGTGGGGACCCTTTTCCTCATCGCCCTGGCGTGGCTGGACGGCATAGCGAAGGCGCTGATCGCCTTTGTCGACCTCGACCCGGACGAGTTCTGGCAGGAGTTCGCCCTGCACGTCGCCTCCGGCGGGTACGCGGAGGGCTAGGGTCGCGGCATGGCTGACTTGACCGACGACCAGCTGGACGACCTGGCGCGCGTCGCCCGCGCCGGTTCCCCCGGACCGTTCCAGGCCGCGTTCAGCTACCGCGACCCGGGGAACGTCCTGGCACTCTTGGCGGCGGTTCGGAGGGGACGCCGCATCGAGAAGGCGGTGCGTGAAATCGCAGCTGAGATGATTGCGGAGCGCGACCGCGGGAGCCTTTCGCAGTCGCCGGACTACAACCTTGGGCTAGAGGCGATAGCCGACGAGGGCGAGCGCATCATGGTAGCGCTGGATGCCTGACCCCGTGACAGACCCCCAGCCCCCGCGACCCGACGACAGCCGCTGGTGCCTCGCCAAGACCAAGGGGGGACCGGGCTACTGCCACCGCCCGGCAGGCTGGGGCACGCCGCATCCCGGCATCGGGCGCTGCAAGCTGCACGGGGGGTCCAGCCCCAACGCCATCCGCGGCGCGGAGAAAGTCCTGGCCCAGCAGCGTGTCGCCAAGGCCGTCGAGGTCGCCAACGCCTTCGGCATCGGCATCGCCCCCGGTCACGTCGACCCGTTCGAGGAAATCCTGATCTCCCTGTGGCGGCGTAAGGTGGCCCTGCGCTACATCGAGGGCGAGGTGGGCAAGCTCCGCGCCGAGGAGGTCGTCTGGGTGAAGGCCGAGGAGGACACCGCGACGGAGCAGGTCGCCGAGGTGGGGACCGGGACCGGCGCGGCTGGTGGTGACACCGCGATGGAGCGCAAGACCGACGAGGCGCGCATCAGACGGCGCGCCGAGGTGAACGCCTGGGTGCGGCTGTGGCAGGAGGTCCAGCGCGACCACGACCGGCTGGCCGTCGAGGCCGTGAGGCTGGGGCTCGCGGAGCGCGAGGTGCGCGTGACGGAGCTCCTGGGCGGCCAGATGTACGACGTGCTCCAGGCCATCTTCGCCGACCCGGCACTCGCCATGACCCCTGACCAGCTCGAACGCGTGCCCGAGGTCGCCAGCCGCCACCTGGAGCTGGTGCCGGCGTGACCGTGGACGCGGAACCGCTCGTCGACTTCCCTCGGCGCCTGCCCGCCTACCCCAAGGCACCAGGGCGGCCCCGCGTCGGCATCGTGCACGTGACCAGCGTGTACGCGGACGGGGGCGCGGTGGAGTGGTCCTGCTCCTGCGGGGACGGGGGCGAGGAGGCGACGCGGGGGGAGGCCATGCGCGCCGCGGCGAGGCACCGGGCGCTGGCGTAGTATCCCCGCGCAGTATCGCGTGGTAGTATCACGGACATGGCACGCGCGAAGAGCACGAACGTCCTCGTCCGGTTCCCCCCCGAGACGCACGAGGCAGTGAAGGCGGCGGCGGCCCGGCTCAGGTTGTCGTTCAACACTTATGTCGTCCTCGTGACCGGTGGCGACGCGTCGAGAACGCTTGCTGAGCCGGAGCACCCAGTTGGGGTCGTCGCGGGGGACGCGGGTGCCGTGGCCATTGAGCATGTCGCCGAGCAGCGCCGTGCCGTGCTGGGCCAAACGCAGCACGAGCCAGTTCGGCGGGGTCGCTCCTCCAAGAAGGACGCCTACCTCAGAGGGAGGAAGACGTGAGTGAGCAAAGGCCAGAACGCCCGCGCGATCACCTCGACGATGTGTTCGACCGTTACGCGGAAGTCATGCAGTGCGAATACTGCGGTAAGGTCGCGCCGTGCCGCCCCGACCCCTACGGCCAGCGGCCCGCGTGCAAGACGGACTGGGACGGCATCGTCGGCGGGTTCGACGAATAGTCTAGACGTCTAGGCAATCGCGACCGTCCGTGACTCGCGCCTCCCCGCGTCCTAGCCTTGTCCCCGTGGCCGGGCGTAGGGTGACGCGGTGACCCTCGTCGACGACCGCCAGGTGTTCCTGGCCGCGGCGCGCGCCTTTCGCCCGCGTACGGCCGAGCAGGTCCCCTACTGGTCGGACCCGGTGGGCTGGGCGCGGGACTGCATCCGCTGGCCGCGAGGGCAGGGGCTCCGCGAGTCGCAGGCGCGGTTCATGGCCAACCTCATCGAGCACAAGCGCGAGGCGGTCCGCGGCCCGCACGGCCTTGGCAAGACGACCGCCGCCTCGCTGCTGGTGCTGTGGTTCGCCCTGACCCGTGAGGCCGCGGGCGTCAACTGGAAGATCGGCACGACCGCCTCGGCGTGGCAGCAGCTCACGCACTATCTCTGGCCTGAGATTCACGAATGGGCCGAGCTGGTCGACTGGGCCAAGGTCGGCCGTAAGCCGTTCAACGACCGGCGCGAGCTGCTGAAGTGGGAACTCAACCTGCGTCATGGTCGGGCCTGGGCGATGGCGTCGGACCGGCCCGCGGCGATGGAGGGAGCGCACGCCGACCACCTGCTCATCATCTTTGACGAGGCGAAGGAAATCCCGAGCGCGACGTGGGACGCCATTGAGGGCGCCTTCTCGACTGCTGGCGAGGGTGGCACCGAGGCGTTCGCCCTGGCCATCTCGACACCCGCCGAGCCATTGGGACGGTTCTACGAAATCCACGCCCGAGCGTTCGGGACCGAGGACTGGCACACGACGCACGTCCGGCTGAAGGACGCGATCAACGACGGGAGTGTCACCGACGAGTGGGTAGAGCAGCACAAACGCCTCTGGGGCGAGAAGTCCGCCATCTACCAGAACCGGGTGCTGGGCGAGTTCGCCTCGTCCGCGACCGATGGCGTCATCCCGCTCACCTGGCTGACGGCGGCCAACGACCGCTGGCGCGCCATGTTCGGCGACGAGCACGACCCGGGCAAGGAGCGCGACCCGACCGATGGGACGTGGCGCATCCTCGCCGACGACGCCCCGGTCGACCGGCTGGGCGTGGACATCGCCGAGGGCGGAGGCGACAACTCGACCATCGCTTTCCGGGTCGGCAACGTCATTACCGAGATCAAGCGCTACCCGTTCGTCGATAACCCGGTCGACCTGGCCACGATCGTCATGGAGGAACAGAAGGCCCACCAGCTGCCCGAACCAACCACGACCGGCCAGCGCTACCCAAAGGCCATCGTCGACTCCCAGCCGTCTGGCGTGTTCCATTTCATGCGGAAGGCCCACCGTCCAGTCGAGGGGTTCGTCGCTGCTGAGGGCACGAAGATGAAGGACCTGTCCGGCGAGTTCGGCTTCCTGAACAAGCGGGCGCTGGCCTGGTGGAACCTTCGCGAGATGTTGGACCCGTCTTGGACGGGCGAGCCCGTCGCCTTGCCGCCCGACGACAAGCTGACCGGCGACCTGCTGGCGCCGCGCTACCGTGAAATCACAGGCGGCCGGATTCAGGTCGAGATGAAGAAGGAAATCCGGAAACGGATCGGGCGCTCAACCGACGACGGCGACGCCGTGGTCATGGTCATGCTGGACCGGAACGCCGGATCGGGGTTCGCGTCGTACATGCTCGCGGAGGTTCGTAAGCGCGACGAGGAGGTGGGGCAGATGGCCGACGAGGGCAGGCCCTTGTCCAAGGGCGAGCTGGCAATCGACCGGGAGCGGGCGCGGCTCGCGCGCCTGGCCGCGCGCCCGACGCGTGTCCCGCGTCACGACCACCTCTACGTGCGCCAGCCGGACGGGGCGATACGGTGCAACGTGTGCCAGGGCACGCCAGCGTGGGTGCCGAAAGCGCCCGGCGAGCCGACGCCCTGACAATCACCGCTGCGCTCCGGCCGCGGTCCTACACTGAGGGGCAGCTAGTCACCGAAGGAGGCGCGTTGCCCGGATTCTCGACTCGCTTTCAGAGTGGCTTCGTGCAGCTGGTCGGCCTCGGCGTCGCTGACGCCGCGACCTGGCGTTTCGCCGGGTCGAACGCCGGGCTGCTCGTCGCCGCGGCCGTGCTCGTGCTCATCGGCTTCGCGATGGACGGGGGTGAGATAGACGCGGTCGGGGCCGTGGGGAAGCTGCTCGCGCGGCTCGGCGGGCTGTTGAGCCGCCACGAGGCGTCTGAGTGAGCCTCGTCCGCGACGCCGTCAGGGGCACCCGCTACCGCCCATCGGCCGGTGAGAAGGTCGTCCAGGCCAAGGCCGTGAAGGACGCGGCGCGCACCGCGGCCTCGGCCATCGTGGCGACGCACACGGCCGACGACATCGCCTCAGGCCGGGTCAACCTCGCCGCCGTGGCCGCCGCGGCCTCGGGCGCCTACGCGCCGCGCACGACGCTTACGCCCGCGGACATCGAACTGGCGCTCATCGAGCAGGGCATCTCCTTCCAGCCCCCGCTCGGCCCGGGGACGCCCATCCGGCCGTTCCACGGCTACAACGAGCCCCCGCGGCAGTTCGATTACGTCCCCGGCTCGAACATCGCCGTCGAGACGAGGACCGGGCGGATTCCGTTCCGGACGCTGACGCAGATCGTCGAGGGCTACGACATTGCTCTCGTGTGCATCTCGCACATCATCGCCGACCTCTGCTCGATGCCGCTCCTGTTCCGGGCCGTGGATGGCTACGAGGGCGACGTGTCGAAGGAGATCGCCCAGACCAAGCAGTTCTGGAAGAAGCCCGACGGCAAGCACCCCTGGCGCGTCTGGCTGACCAAGCTTGCTTACCAGCAGTGTGCCTATGACTGCGGGATGCTCTACAAGGTCCGCGACAAGAGCGGGAAGCTGAAGGCGGTCCAGGTCCCGGACGGGCGCATGTGGGCGCCGATCATCGACTACTGGGGCGAGCGGCCCGACGCGCCGGCGCCGGCCTTCGCCCAGTTCGTCGAGGGCCTGCCGTGGGGCTGGACCGACGAGACGCTGGTCATCTACGAGCCGTTCACCTCCCGGCCGGACGATCCCCGCTACGGCCTGGCGCCAATCGAGTGCGTGCTGCTCAACGCCAATACGGACGTCCGGTTCCAGTGGCACTTCCTCAACATGTTTACGTCGGGACAGGTCCCGGAGGGGTTCGCCGAGGCGCCCCCTGAGCAGTCCGACGCGGACCAGCTCGCCCAGTGGCAGGAGATGTGGGACGACTGGATGTACGGCGACCAGACGAAGCGCTGGGGCGTTCGCTGGCTGCCGTTTGGCGCCAAGTTCACCTCGTACAAGCCGACGACGTTCGACCCCAAGTTCCCCGAGTATCTGGCGCGCCGGACTATTGCGATGTTCCACCGCACGCCTCAGGACCTCGGCATCCTCGACGACGTGAACCGATCGACGAGTGAATCCCAGGTAGACGAACAATTCCGTATCTCGACGCGCCCCCGGACTGGGTTCATCGAGGATGTCTTCCTCAACCCGATCACCCAGGAGGAATTGGGCCTTCCGATTCATGTCTATTTCGACACGGGGGAGGAAAAAGAAGACCGGCTGATGGTGGCCCAGGAGCAGGCCATCTGGATCGACAAGGGCGTCATCTCGCCGGACGAGCCGCGCGAGAAAATCCTGGGCCTGTCGGTCGACCCGGCGAACCGCATCCCGCGTTCGATGAACGTCGGCGGCCGTCTCGGGCTGGTGCCCATCGGGTGGCTGGAAGCGGTCTCCAAGTCCTTCAGCGACTGGGACCCGACGACCGGCGCGCCGCTGCTCGACCAGGTCAAGCCGCGCGAATACATCCCGCCCGGCGAGCTCGCGGCCGCACCACTCGCGCCGACTGCTACCGGCCGCGCGCCGTCTGGCCAGCCCGCGCCTGGTCTGCCGCCCGGTCAGGCTCCTGGCCCCGCGCCCGCGCCGACGCCGCCGCGTGGTCCGCGCACGCCGCCCCCGGCTGCCCCCGCGGGCCAGGAACCGGCCCACGACGAGACCAACGTCGCGCCCCCGGCAGGCTCGACCGCGCCGCCCAAGACAGGACCCGCGGCCAAGTCGGTCGTCGACGTCGGCGGCCTGGTCGTGAAGGCGATGGACACTGGCCGCGTGCTCATGATTCAGCGCGCCTTCACGCCCGACGACCCCGCGGCCGGCACGTTCGAGTTTCCCGGCGGCCACATGGAGGGCGACGAGACGCCGCTGCAGGCCGCGGTCCGGGAGTGGCAGGAGGAGGTCGGCGAGCCGCTGCCCGACGGCTACTTCGACGGCTCGTGGACCAGCCCGAACGGCATCTACCGCGGGTTCGTCTACGTCATCGCCTCGGAAGCCATGCTGCACCTCAACCCGGACCCGGAGAACCGCGGCGTGCTCAACCCGGACGACCCGGACCAGGACAACATCGAGGTGGTCTGCTGGCTGGAGCCCGCGGACATCCCGGCGATGCCGAACCTGCGCGAGGAGTGCCACACCTGCGACTGGGTGGTCATCTCCCAGGCCGGGACGGTTGCCAAGTGCGAGACCGAGGGCATCACCGCGGAGACGGGCCTCACGGGCGTCGACCTCACCGGTTTCGACGACGAGGACGATGACGACGCGGAGGAGCAGCTGCAGAAGGTGCTCGGCCAGTGGCAGTCGAACGCGCTCCTGGCGGTGCGCCGCGGGCGTAAGCCGCGCTACTTCCACGACGAGGTGATCCCGGTCGAGGTCGGCCACCGCATCTACAAGGCGCTCGCCAAGGCGAAGACCAAGGAGCAGGTGCGCGCGGTCTTCAAGGCGGCCAAAGCCGACCCAAAAGGTTCACGGTGGCCGGGCTCGGGCCTCCGCCACCGAATCCCCCAGGCGTACGCGCCGAAGATAGCCGAGGCGCTGCGGGCGGGGACGAAGGGGATCGACGCCGCGGTGGCCTCTATGGTGACGAGGGCTACCAAGGCTTCACCCCCTACACCCCCGACGAGCGGGCCCAGCGAGGCGCGGGCCGCGGTCGAGGCGAACGTCTCGATTGACGCCGACCGCACGGGCGCGGTCTTCGCCCAGATGTACGCCGACGCCTACGGGGGCGGGGTCAAGGCCGCACGCGCCGCGCTGGGCGTGGACGCCCGCGCCCCCTCGTGGCTCCCCGACGACATGCTCACGACCGTGTCGCGTGACTGGGAGGCGTGGACCCCCGGCTGGTCCGACGCCGCGCTGCAGGATGCTGGGGGCGGCCTGGCGACGCTGCTGGACGCGCGGGGCATCACCATCCAGGGCATCACCTCGTCGGCGCTGGACCGCATTGGCACCGCGCTCGCGGACGGCATCGCCGCGGGCGACCCGCCCGCCACCATCGCCCAGGCCATGTCGGACGTCATCGCCGACCCGCAGCGGGCGTTCACCATCGCCGATACTGAGACGGCCAGGGCCATGACGGCGGCCTCGGTGGACACCTACCAGGAGAACGGCGTCGCCGAGGTGGACCTGCTCACGTTCGACCCCTGCGAGGAGTGCGAGGAGATCGAGGACTCGAACCCCTACCCGATTGACGACGCGCCTGACGTGCCGGTACACCCGAACGCGGTCTTGGCAGGTTCGACGTTCGTTCCCTATGGAGGCTTAGTGGAGATGGTCGCGGCCGAGTACGACGGTCCTGCCGTGCGCGTACGGGCCATGACCAAGGAAACGACCATCGGCCCGAATCACCCTGTAATGACCAGGCGGGGGCTGGTGCCCGCGAAGCTCCTCCGCGAAGGTGACGATGTGCTCTACGACCTCAGGCACAATCTCAGGGCATGGGCTGAACTGACTAGCGGAGTGGACCCGGACGCTTATCAGGTGCCACTCGTCGAGGACGCGTTCAAGTCGGCTGAGTCGGTTAGCGTGCACTCGTTTGTTGCCGCTGCCGGTCACGATCTCCACGGCGACCGGGTGTTCTGCCAGGGCGAAGTCCACGTTGTACGGCCCGACGGCTACTTGTTGCCGGTATGGGATTCCTGCGGCGTCGAGCAGCTTCGCGAAGGCGACCTCGTGGGGGCCTATGCCGAGGCGGAGGCGCTCGCGGCTCCTGGCTCGATATTCACGGGTGGCGAGCGAGTCCTTTTGTCCGCGCCTGGCAGCGTGGGCGGCGGCAGTACGGGGGGTGCTTATTTTGCGTGGCTCCGTATCGACGGGGTGACTTTCGGCCAGTTCAAGGGCACTGCTTACGATGCCACAACAATAGCAAGCCTCTATTGTGCTGACGGCTTTGTTGTGTCGAACTGCCGCTGCGCGCTGGCCCCGGCGAATATCCCCGGCGCGCCATCGACCGAGGAGGGCGAATGAGCCGCGCCTCGCGTCGCACGCCCCCCGTCGAGCACCGCGGGCGCGTGACCGTCCGCGCCCTCCCGCGCTCGACGGGTGCGCCGTCGGCCACGGCCGCGATGCGCGCCAAGGCGGAGCAGGCCCGCAGGCGCGGTATCCGCGACTTGCTCGGGCGGGCGAATACGCTGGCGGAGACAGGAAGGGGTGAGGCGGATGCCTGACGAGGAACGGGCGGCGCTGCTCGCCCAGCTACGCGACGCGAACGACGAGCGGGCGCGGACGATGTACGCCGAGACGGGCAAGGCGCTGGCGGGCATGTCGAACGTCTACATCGTGGCGCTCCTGGAGCAGCTGCTGGGCGGTCCGGGCTCACCGGCCCACGTCGAGGCGTGCGTGCTCTACGAGGAGCGCCGCGCCGAAGCGCTGGACCAGATCGAGCCCCAGGCGCGCCAGATGCACGACGCCGAGGTCGAGGCGGCGAAGGAGATGGCAAGGAACCGCGCCGCGGGCCCGCGGCTCGTCGTACCGGGGAGGAACTGAGATGACCATGCAATTCACGGACATCACCAGCTTGCAGGTACTACTGGCGCCAGAGCAGGGGGCCGAGATTCACGCCACGGTGCTGACTGAGCTCGCCCTGATCAAAGCGGACGGGGCCTCGCTCTACTCGTCGCAGTACTCGTTCACCTGCGGGGACATCGCCCAGGCGATGAACGCGTGCTGGCTCGCCAACCCCAAGGGCGTCGGTATCTTCGACGCGTCGTGCTACCACGATGACAGGCTTGACAAAACCTGCGTCGGCATCGCGACCGCGGGCATCGCCGCGGCGCGGTGGGCCGTCGGGTCGATGCCGGGCAACGAGATCGTCCACGACAAGCTCTACTGCTCGCCTGAGCTGGGCCTCGTCTTCACCGGCTCTTATAACTTGTCCAGCTCGGCGTCGAAAGAGGCGAATAACGCCTTGTTCATCACGTCGAAGTCGATGGCCGCCTTCTTCGCCGCGGAGATCGAGAAGAACCTGGTCATCGTCCGCGCCAACCCAGGACTGTCGGTCGCGACACCCGAGAAGCCGAGCTACTAGATGGCCAAGAAGAAGCGCGTCACGGTGGAGTGGACGGACAGCACTGGTCCGCCTGGTGGCAGAACTACGGTCTGGACTGACCTTGCCAATTACGACTCGGCTCCCAGCAAGATCGTGACGAGCGGCTACATCGTCAAAGAGAAGCACGGCTACATCGTGGTCGCGTCTTCAATTTCGAGCACTGGACACGTCGCGGGCCTTATGACCATCCCCAAGAGCGCGATCATGAAACTGCGGAAACGCTGATGGCCTCCGCCAAGCGCATCGACCCCGAGGACACCATCGACTCGGTCATCTTCGGCATCGTGAAGCTGCAGAAGGAGGGCTGGGCGCTGTCGGGCCTGTCGCTCGAAATCCAGTACCAGGAGCCCCAGCCCGCTGGCCAGAAGCCGAAGAAGCACAAGCTGCCCGTCGAGGCCACGATGGTCGTCCGGCTCCGGCCCGCCTGATGCCGCGCCGCAGCGGGTCGTCGCGTTGGAGGCGGCTGTCGTGGTGGCCGCCCCGGCGCCGCGGTTCGGGCGCGCACGGGCACCAGCAGTGGCAGCTCTCGCGCCGCAAGCCGCGGGAGAACCGCGTGCCGGTCGTGCGGAAGGCGGTGGAGCGGTAGTGTCTGTCGCCTGCTTCGACCTCGACGGTACGCTGGACAGCTACGTCTCGACGTTCGTCCCGCTGCTCGGCGCGATGAAAAAGGCCGGGAACTGGCACATCGTCGTGCTCACGGGTGACGAGCAGGACACCGTCACCGCGGAGAACATCGCCCAGAAGCAGGAGTACCTGGCCGAGCTGGGCTACGGCGCGTTGTATGACGAGGTGACCATCGTCGCCAAGCCGACAGCATCGAACAAGGCGCTCTACATCGCGGACAACCACGTCGTGCTGTTCGTGGACAACAGAAGCAAGAACTTGAAGGCCGCGCTGGACGCGGCGCCGGGGTGCCTGTGCCTGTTGCCGTGGGCGACGCGGGAGTGACGATGGCGCGCTGGCAAATGCCTAGACGTCTAGGCATTTGCCCCCGCGTGAATCCCACGCGTGACGTTCGATGGTGCGTAGACTCGCCCCAAGGCGAGCGATGAGGTGAAGGTGGTGACCCGGCAAGGAGCGCGAGCGTGAGCGACGGGCGCGCGGAGCGCGCGCACCAGGTCGCCCAGCCGTTCCTTACCTCGCTGGATCGGCACCGCCGCCGCGAAGTCCTCGACGGCGCCCGGCAACTGCTCCGCGAGCACGGCCCGGAAGGGCTGCTCAGCGACCCCGGCGCGGTCCCCAAGATGACCCGCGCCCAGGTCCGCCAGATGTACCGGGCGCTGGGCTGGCGCGGCTCCAAGGCGCACCGGCACAACCTCGACCGCCAACGCAAGCGCGTGGCGCAGGCCCTCGCCCTCGACCAGGCGCTCACCGCGGCCGACGCCGAGGCGCGCATGGGGCCAATCGAGCACGCGCGCTATCGCATCAGGGAGGCCGTCTCGTGAGCGGCCGCGCTGTAGTCATCGAGAGCCCGAGCGACGAGGTGCTGGCGAAGCTGCTCGAATCACCTGCCGCGTCCCCGCCGACGTTGCCACCGCACATTGAGGCGTCCCAGCCTGGCACGGTCATAAAAGCGCAGGCCGCCGACCGATTTCTCCTGGTCGTTGCGTACCCAGCGATGAAGGCCGACGTGGGGGTGGCCAAGGACGGGTTCCGCGATTTCGCCCGTGCTGATGCCGTCGAGAAGGCGTGCTGGGCCTTCGCCCGTCACGGCCTGCAGCTCGGGCTGTGGCATGAGAAGGGCCATGAGGATTGCGGCGAGGTGGTCGAGAACTGCATCTACCGCGGCCCGGACTTTACGGAGAACGGCCAGTCGATTTGTAAGGGCGACTGGCTGGTCGGCTCCATTCTCTCCCCTTACGCCTGGGAGATGTTCGAGAAGGGCCTGATCGGAGGGGCCAGCATCGAGGGGCCGTGTCGCCGGAACCTCACCCCGCTGCCCGAAGTGCTCGCGTCGCTGAGGAGCTGAGATGACCACGGAAATCTCCGAACTCGAAGACCTGGACGTGCACACGCTCCACTTTGTCAAGGCTGGGGCCAACGGCTTCCGCGAACTGCTCGCCAAGGCCGAGGGTGACACCCCGTGCCCGACGTGCGGAGGGAAGAAGACGATTCTCCAGGGCAACCGCAAGTGCCCGGACTGCGCCGGGACCGGGAACGCGACGACCGTCGAGAAGGCGCTGGCCTGCGAGTGCGACGCCTGCCTCGCGTTGACCACGCTCCAGAAGGCGCTCGTCGCGGGCGACGACGGCGAGATCGCCAAGGCCGAGCTGTCGAGCGCCAAGATCAACGACCTGCCGGACAGCGCTTTCGCCTACATCGAGGGCGGCGGCAAGAAGGACGACCAGGGCAAGACGACCCCGCGCTCGCTGCGCCACTTCCCCGTCCACGACGAGGCGCACGCCCGCAACGCGCTCGCCCGCGCCCCCCAGTCGCCGTTCGGCCCCAAGGCGATGCCGAAGATTCGCGCCGCCTGCCACAAGTTCGGCATCGAGATTTCCGACGAGGCCGACAAGGGTCTCACCATCAAGGACGGGGGCGCCATCGTCTCGGCGCTCAACCAGGCGGGCAGCTCGGGGCCGTACCCCGGCTCGCCCGAGTGGGAGGCGCAGGACGCGCAGATTCTCGTCGACGCCGGCACGTCCCTCGCGGACGCCGGTCGCAAGCTGCAGCAGGTTCTCGACAGGGAACAGACAGAGGTCGCGGTCGGAGGCAAGCCCCACGATGTGGAGGATGTCTTCGACCTCGAAGACGCGCTCAGCGCGTTGGACGCAGTGCTCGGCATCACAGCACGGATGGCTTTCACGGAGCAAGCCGAAGGCCAGGCCGCGGGCGTGTCGAAGGCTGGAAGGAGGTTGTCGGGCGTGTCGGTCGACAAGGTCGTCGCGGCACGGACAGCGGCCGACCAGTTGCGTACTCACCTAACCGACTTGCTCGGTCCGGACGATCCGGCCGCGGCGGGCGGTAAGACCGCCACGAAAGGGGCGTTCGACATGGAAATGACCCAAGAGCAGTTCGACGCGGCTGTGACTGCCAAGGCCGGAGAGGTCGCCGCCAAGGCGATTGCCGACCACGAGGCGGAGAAGGCCAAGGTCGAAGCGGATGCCGTGAAGGCGGCAGCCGACGAGAAGGCCGCGAAGAAGGCGGCCAAGAAGGCGAAGCAAGAGAAGCGGGCAACCAAGGTCGCGGCGGCAGCCAAGGCCGAGGCGGACCGCAGGGCGACGATGAGCGACACCGAGCGGGTGGCGGACGACGCGGCGAAGGCCGAGGCCGACAAGGCCAAGGCGGACGCGGCGATGCTCCGTACCCTCGCCAAGCTCGTCGCCAAGAAGGGTGACGCCGACGCGCTCATCCGGGCGGCCAAGGCCGTCCAGAAGGGCGAAGCTCCCGACGAGACGCGGAAGGAAATCGCAGAGCTCCGCGCCACGGTCGAGAAGGTTGCCGGCGAGGTCCCCCACTCCGGGAGGTTCCCACTCAGCCCCGGAGCAGGCACGACCGCAGCCGCCGACGTCATGAAGGCGTTGGCCGGGTTCACCCGCGGTGACGGCATCGGCGGGGAGACCCAGGAAGCCGTCGCCAAGAGCTTCGACGACCGCATCGAAGCGGCCGAGAAGGCTGGCAACGACATGGAGGCCGACTACCTCCGCGCCGAGAAGGCCCGCGTCATCATGACCAGGGCCGAGATCGGCCGCGGCTTCCCGACGGACGGCGGACCCGAGAAGGTCCCGTCCCCGGCGGTCGTCGCGCGGTAGCAACACCACAGAAGGCGCGCGCGATCCCGCGCGTGCCCGGACATCGACGTAAGGAGCACAACCCAAGATGAGTGCTGGAGCCGATCTCCTCGGCGTGACCGAGGAGACCTTCAACGCGATCAAGGGGACCCTCACCACCGGCCTCACGGCCTCGACCGGCCTGCAGGGTGTGAACCTGCAGGACTACGTGTCGTTGGTCCCGTGCAAGACGCCGACCAGGGACTCCCTGCCGCGTGTAGCGGCACCGCAAGGTGCCCAGTTCGCCTACTGGCGCACGTTCCTGAACGTGAACGCCCTCCAGGCGGACGGTGCCGAGCCCACCGACTTCGGCGGTTCGGCAACCGAGATGGACCTGCAGAACGTCTTCGCGCCCTTTGGCCTCATCGCCAAGCACGGCATCGTGACCGAGGACGCCATCGCCCTGGCCGGCGGCTACGCCGACGCCCTGGCGGTGCAGACCTTGGAGACGATGAAGCAGGAGTTCATCACCGAGAACATCAACGTCCTGCACTCGCAGGCGTACGCCGTCCCGACCCTTGGAACCATCTCGCTCTCCGTGAGCGCGACGAATGGCTACATCGGCTCGGGCGCGACCGTCTACGTGTGGGTCGCGGCCCGGTCCGGGAAGAACTACTTCTACGGCGGGTCGGGACCGGCCAGCGCGTCGTCCCACACCTCTGTCGGGACCACGTCGACGACGAACTCCGTCTCGGCGTTCATCCCGGCGGTGCGGACCGCGGCGGCCTGGGACTGGTTCGTGGGTTCGTCCTCGTCCAACGGGGTCTACTACACGACCACGACCGTGAACTCGGTCACCATCACGACCATCCCCACGACCCCGCAGGCGGTTCCGAGCCTGGCGCTGATCTCCAGCGTGCAGCCCACGACGCCCCCGACGGCGGACACGTCCTACCAGTCCTACTGGATCAACGGCTACGTGGCCTCGATCCTCGGCGACTGGTCGACGGGTGCGTTCGGCTCGTCCTACGTGACGCCCGGGCAGGGCACCGCGCAGGGGTCCATCTTCACCTCGCTCGACGGCGGCCAGTTCCACGTCGACGGCGCGGCGATCCTGGAGCTCGACGAGCTGAACCTGGCGATCTACAACAACTACCCGGGGGTCTCCCCGGCGCGGTTCATCGTCGGCACCCAGATCGTGAACGACCTGGCCAACGCGGCCCTGTCGTCCCCCCAGGCGATCCTGTTCTACCAGGGCGCCCTGGAGGACCGGCAGAAGCTGGTCATGGGCGGCACGGTGGCGAACTACCTGAACAAGACCGACGGGCAGACGCAGATCGAAATCTTCGTCGACCCGTACATGGTGCCGGGCGAACTCATCGCCGAGGTGCGGTCGGTCCCGTTCATGGGTTCCAACGTGAAGACGGCAAGCCGAGTCGAGACGCTGCGTGACTACCAGCGCTACGACTACTTCCCGAACTACGTCGCCAACTCCTCGGCCGGCGGCCCGCGTCACGAGTTCGACGTGCGCTGCTTCGAGGCGTTCGAGACGGTGGTCGGGCCGACGATGGCGGTCCTCGCCAACATCGCCCCCGGGCTCGCCTCGTAGGGCACGACAACGGAAGGGGACCGGCGGGCGTCCTGTCCGCTCGCCGGTCCTCGCTGTCGTGCTATCGCGGTGGTAATATCACCGCGTGGCGCGAGCGCAGACCAAGGACGTCCTCGTCCGGTTCCCGCCTGAGACGTACGCGGCTGCAAAGGTCACGGCGTTTCGGCTCGGGCTCTCGCTGAACAAGTACATCGTGCTCGTGACTGACGCCGACGTGACGCGGGTTACCGACAGCCTCGGCAATGAGTGGACCCGCGAGCCCGAGAATCCCTAGACGTCTAGGCAATCTGACAGGAGGCAGGAATGGAACCGGCAGAGATCGTCGCGGGTTTGATCGACGAAGTGCTGAACAACGGGGATTTCATCCCCCCCGAGGCTGGTCGCAAGATCGCCGAGCAGATGCGGAGCCAGTACCCGGACGAGCATCTGGCGTTCCTCGACCAGCAAGCCGAGCAGATTTACACGACGCTGCTCCGTGACATGAACCGTCGTCGGCGCGGGCACTACGCCATGACACAGGACGCCCGAGCGTTCGCCGAGGCAGCCGAGGAGGGGGACGTGTCGATGTTCGTCGCCTGGCGCTGCAAGATCGACGACGAGGGGACGCAGCGGTGCATCGGTGAGATGACCGGACCGGACCACATCTACGTCGCCACCGACTACGCCAACCGAGCGGCCGCCAATGCGATGCTGGCAGCCTTCCACCGCGCTGTCGCCAAGAAGGTCGGCAAGCGCACGACTGCCGAGGTGTTCTCAGAAGACGAGCTGACCCGGCTCTACAACAGCATCGCGGGATCGGCAACGCAGGCCGCATGACAACTCATCGCGCCACTCCACCACACAGTGCCCCCCACCGCGCCGCTTTCGACTCCACTACACAGCTCTCGTCCCGTCGTCTCATCACCTCTCGCCTCAGCGCGCTTCTCACGACACCGCCTTCCGACTCGTCGCCTCGCATCCCCCCTCTCTTGACGTCGCTTTTCGGAGCGTTATGACTCTGCGCACTGCACCCGACTTCGCCCCGCACCCCTGCCCCGCGCGCGTCCATGCGTTTCAGCACGCCTCAGCGCCGCCGACTCCGCTCCGCGGTACGCCGCCACACCACACTCCGCTTCCGACAGCGCCGCGCTCCACTCTTCGTCGCGCCTCGTCGCCACTCCCCGCTTCCGACAACCCAAACCAGACAGGAGACAACCATGCCCGAATCTGTGTTCGCCAAGTACGAGGACAAGAACTACCCCTACCGCTTCGCTGGCACGCTTTGGCTAGCCAGCATCGCCGGGGGCGTACCTGCCGACCCGAAGGTCATCGAAGGCCACCTGGCCCGCAAGGTGAGCGCGCCGGATGATCTGATCCGGGCTGAGGCTGCGGAGATCATGCTCGAACGTGGCCTCGAACTCGACGAGGCAATCGAGGAGATGTCCAGCGTGAAGGGCCTGACGGGCTTCCGCCGTGACCTTGAGCACGGGCTCTATATCGGCGGTTTCCAGCTCAAAGCGGCGCTGAAGGAAGCGGCGAACATCGCTGTCGCCTCAGGCAAGCTCAAGAAGGGAGGCTGGGGGCTGCACAGCGCCAACCGCGGGGTCCTGTCCTGGGTAGCCGAGCATGTGTTCGTCATCGAGGACCGGCTCTACCTTGGCGTCATCGAGCCGAGCGAGATCGCCCAGTCATTCGTTCACAAGATGACACCGAAGGGTCCAGTCTCGGCGATTCAATACACCGAGATCGTTCACGACGCCAAGGTCGATTTCACGGTCGAGACAGACTGGGACTTCGCCCCGGAGGAGTGGGCGACCATCTGGCAGACTGGCGAACGCAACGGCATCGGCGCGGCGCGAAAGATGGGCTACGGCACCTATAAGGTCGTGAAGTGGGAACGGGTTGAGACGGGAGGCTGAAATGGACGAGGACCGCAGAGCCGCCCTGGCCGAGCAGGTTGCCGAGAACCTTGTCACGGTGATCCGAGGGATTATGGACGATCCTCGGATGGGGCTCAGCGAGTCGCAAAAGGAGGCGTTCCCCGCGATAGTGGCGGAGCACTTGAGAGAGGTAGGAGACTGAAATGTACATCAAGCACTTCGCCAAGCACACCTGGCGCGAAAAGAGCCCGGTC